TCTAAAACTTGGCGTTGTAAAACATCTTCTTTTGTTAAATATTTATTGAAAGGGTTACCCATATTACTAAATTCACTTAAACAAAGGTATTTTAAATTTAAGTAGTTTTCTTCAGTTTCTTTATGTACATCGATATAGCCCTTGATTCTATTAATACCATACATTACCGTAGCATGGTCTTTTTTTATGACCACACCAATAGTATCATAAGGTAATTGTAATAGGTTTCGGGATAGGTGAAAGTACATTTGTCGAGCCTCTACATTGACTCTTTTACGAGTTGGGTGAAGCAAATCAACGCTGTAATAATGCTCACACGCTTGTTTAATTTTAAGTAGGTATGGATTCATTTATGGGTAAATTTTAATTCCGTATTGGTTTCTATCTAAATCAACGCCAGGTGCAATACCTTCGTTAATATATCGTTTCCATTGATTCCAAGCAAAATCTAGCTTGTAAAAACCACGCTCTATTTCTCGTTCATTTAACGATATGACATCAACCATCTGCTCACGATATTGCGGGTTGCTGTACTGAATATGGTTCTTTAAAACCACAAAACGAAACTTCTCAATATCATAGCCTAGCACGGTGCAATAGAATGCAGCTTGAAGGTCATAATGATACCAGTTTATTTCTTTATTAAAGTGTATCAGATCACGAGTTGATTTGATATCCGCTATAAAACCCTTCTCTTCGTTTATAATATCGGGGCGTACTCTAACATCAATATCATCGTATTTCGTGTAGTGCGATAACTCATAGATGCCTTCGCACGATTCTCTAGCAGTACGACCTACCTCATCATCCGCCATAAATTGAGCCTCCAGTTCTCGAATGGTCTGAACATCCTTATAATCAACAAGTATCTTATTACCCGCCTTTTCTTCTAATTGTGCTTTGAGTTCCTTGTTCTCTTTCTTACGCATATCACCTAGTTCCGGAAGTTCATAATACTGCTTTTGGTATTCTGCTCGACCTTCGGTAAATAAAATATGCACTAGGTTACCAAACTGATACGCCTTTTTATCCTCGTAAGTTTTGGCGAGATATTCTCTAACTGAACCTTTTAGTTCATATATAGTCTTTAAACCACTTGCACTAATGCAGCTATGCGAATGGTATTCTGAATTGCTATCAAATACTTTCTTCATTGTTCTGATCTTTAAACTCTACTCCATGAATAGATAGTTCTATTTTTAAATCGTTGTTTTCTTTCTTTAAGGTTTTTATCTGCTTTCTACTTTTAGATAGTACGCCATACAGCATTTGATTCTCATTATGACAATTCAGTAGATTTTCTTTTAGCACCTCAATACGAGCCAATAGAAACTTTGGGTCATCGTGGGCGGTATTATCTATAATTATTTTTGACATAGTAGTTAAGTTAAAAGGGGCATCATAAATGACACCCCCTTGGTTAGTAATTAAAACGGTAAATCCGAATCATCTTCTTGGTTTCCTTGCACCTCAACTTCTGCCTTTGGCTTGTAGTTGTTGATTCTAAATCCGATGCTTCCGTTACGATTCTTAATCATCGTAATAGGAAGTTGCTTCTGACCTTTGTATTCGGTCATGTTTTCAACGGCTTCTGCCGACTTTAAAAAGTCAAGTAGTTCACGAGGTACGATAACCCCATTTCCAACAACCCATTCGGGGCTGTTATCATTCTTTGGGAAAGTTCTAATCCCATTCACAAAAATAGTCGAGATTTCTGCTGACATAATAAAAAAATTAAAAATTAACGATTAAAATTAGCTTCTACTGCCGTATTCATAGCGGATAGATTTACCATCGTGTCCGCCTAAATAGACAAGTTTTCCATTAGAAAACCTACTTTTCCATTTCCAGTTGCGTAGGTTATAAGTAAACCCTTTTGGGTTAGCGATTTCTTCGGGTTTTAGCTTGATAAAGATTAAAGGATAGTCGTAGAGTTCACGACCAATACCCCAATTAAAACAAGTGCGTTTAAAGGCATCCGATGCAGCTCCCTTGACAGCTTCCGTATTGGATTCTGTACCCACATCCATTTTTGATACCCAAGCGTTCTTGCTTTCATCATAGATCGATACTACGCAGTAGTTCTGACCATTGATAATACGATGTTCCCTTTGCCAATTTACTGCCCCTACTGCTTCATCTAGTCGTTGCATATCAACCCTCGCATTCTTGTAAGGCAAAATGATTGCCCCCTTGGCGGTGATTGACTGAACACGAAACTCGATGTCATTAATAGTAAGCGGTGTGTTAAGTAGTTTCTTCATAGTTCTTAATTAGTAAATAGATTCTTTAATTGAAAGCCTAGCGACTGCAATACCTCAACATCCCGCAAAGTCATCTTATTGGGTTGCTTGAGTTTACTCTTTAGAGTAGGCATAGTCATCTCTAGCTTGTCAGCGACCTCATAACGCTTTAAACCTAGTCGCTTTAGGTCATTAATAAATTCCATCTCAAATTCATTCATAGGCACAAAAAAATGCCCCCGAAGGGGCGGTTAATTATTTAAACAATACCGTTTAAGGTTTTTATCAATTCCTTGGTGTCCGTAGTATTGTAAAGTTTAACTCTAAACTTATCCCATCCACCATTTCTAACTTTTAAATTATACCACTTTCTAACATCGGTAAGTGCTTCAACTAATGAATTACTGCTTGAATGATACCACTTGGTTTGATTATTTGAAGTGGTTTGCATCTCTTTCTTTGTTTTAAGAAATCGAACAAATCCCAAACCAACGCTTGATTTGATAGCGTAGATGTTTTTGTGGTTGTAGTAAACCGTTGTGTAGGTGACTTTTGAACCTTTTTTTTTGTTCAAAGTAGTTGTAAGATCAATCTGTTTCATAATTAGTGATTTAGTCATTGCTTGATTTAGTGATAAACAGCTTTAATATCGTAGCCTGAATGTAGTTCGTCAAGTGCGCCAGTTTGATTGTATAATTCGCACATCTCAAATGCTTCTTCTTTTGTGTTGTACTTTCCAACCAGTTCAGGCTTTATTCTTGCGAAGATTCTACCTTCCTTGGTAGGCATATAGTAAACACCCCATTTCGGCTTCTTAAACCATTCCTGATTCATAAGCCATTGTTGATAGCTAATTGGCGTGTCTTGAAAACGCTCACCTTTGTACTTTCCAAATTTTAAGATCATAATAAGTGATTTTAGTCGTTGTTTGGTTTTTAAATCTAAAGCTAATTTAAAATAAATTTTGTTTTAAAAAAATATTTTACAAAAAAATGTAAAAAAAACCCCCGAGCCTAATTAAAGACAACGGGGGCAGCAAACAAGGAAAGGGGAACTTATTCGTAGCTTTCCACTACATTGCTTGAAATATCGCTTGTTTGATCTGGGATATGCATTCTCACATTATATACATTGGATTTTACCTTATAAGTCATCGCATCAATGTAACAGCTTCTTGATTCTGATAAACCATTAAAGTTAATCAGCACCTTATTATGCAGTCCAATCGGTGAATTGGTTGTGTTATAAAAATCACCCTCATATCGTGGTAGATAATCCCGATAATCATTCAATATATATTGTGTAATAATTTCTTCTATGGTGATTGCAGCTGTATCAGAAGGGCGAACCATATCTGTATTTGCATCCTGGATATACTCATAAACTCGCCCATCTATTAAATAAGACTGCTCTAGTTCATAAATATTAGAATAATCACCCGTTGTTCTAACTCGTTCTAAAAAACGCTCACCTGCCCCATAAGAATCGAACTTAACAAAGATGCCTAGATTATCGATATAAATAGGATTGCTAGGCGTAGAAGTACCACCACTAACCGTAATAGTGATACCAGTCATGGTTGAGGTTACTTCCGGAAGTTCAAAAGTCTTGGTTTGCCACTTGTTTATTTCGTTAGCACCACCTAAATCAATCGTATTCGTTGTAACTGTACTAGTCCAAGTTTCATTAGGCTCATCCCAATACATACTACCCGCTTGTATTTTGACACCAATATTGTTTGTGCCACTATAACTAGTATATGCACTAAAGTCAAATTTGTACGTTTCGGTAGTAATTAATTGACCTGTACCATCTGAAGTGATTATTCCCGAACCACCCGTAAATCGTATTGCATTACCACCAGTAAGTGTTTTATCAGAATTGAATACCGCCAAAGCGTTGATAGTCCAACCTACTTCATTTGTTCCATCTCCATTTGACCATTCAAAAGAAAAGTTATTGGTCTTATAGTCGTAATTGTTTTCTAATGATTGTGGTATTCTAACCTTTTTTAAAGGTGGGTCATATAGCTTTGATAATTTACGCTTAAATACCTTTAAGTCAGAAGGGGTATCATATAAAACATCTGAACTACTCGTAGAACTAAATACACCTGCACTAGTAAATATATCGAAAGAGATAGACTCACTACCGCTAGTAATACTAGCACTATAAGTTGATTTATTGATAACGTACCATCTCCCATAGCTTTGAAATATTCGTGAATGAGTATAATTTAAAATCTGCTCAAGTACAAACTTGGCATTCTGAACCTTAAACTTTTTAGTCAAGGCGTATGCGGGTCGTGGATTTGTTCCAACAGCTTCCCACATCTGATCATAGATGTTATTACCGCTACCCGATGTTCTATGCTCTAATTCATTAGAAGTATAGATAGAAAGCCCTAAATCAAGGTTTCCTACTATATCAGCTATATAGTTGATAGGCGGTAATGCGGTTTCTCTATCATCGCCACTAATATCTTTATAGTATAAAGGTGCATCAAAGCTATTTAGCGTTCCTAAACCATCAATAGCATTTATCTGTAAGTTATATGGTGTTGATTGTATTACTTCTCGATATCTATCGGCTACAAGCCATCCTATCCAATACAACTGGTAGGTATCTGACCCATCCTTGTAAAATACCTTAACCTGGTATTCTCTTTCGTCTGCACTATAAAAATCATCGTAGGTAACGTCATCGGTTACTACCAAATTTAGTACCGCAGTAGAACCAATAATAGGCGAATAGATATCATCTTGAGCATTCCATTTTATAGTAACTGGTTCTCTACCACCTACCATAGAACTAGCTTGACCTACATAGCCATCTTTCCATATCTCTACCTTTTTTCCGTTCCCTTCATTATCAGAAAACTCGAGCCTATATTTAACCCCGTATGCCATTAAAGTATCCTATTTCGTTCGTTATTAGCTCTTTCTAAAGCCACAACTAGGTCTTGTCCATCCAATCTAAATTCTCCAGTAACATTTACATTATTACTTCTAGTATCTCCTATAAGCGATTTTAACTTATCTAGTGGTGCAATTACTTCAGGGTTTTGTCTAGCACCCGCATATTCACCCACAAGTCCAAGTGTAGGTGTAGATACAATACCACCATTTGCAAACTTGGCAAAACCATCGTTCTGTATTTTACTTGATAGTCCTTTAATTAAAGTACCAAGGGCGATTGCAGCAATACCCGCTGCAGCTCCCACTCCTGGAATCGCAAAGGTTTCTGCTAATTTTGATGCAGCTACTGCAGCTGTACCCATTTGAACTAGGATATCACCTAATGCACTAAAAATAACTTGTGCTAGTGCAGCCATAGCGTTACCACCATTTAGGGCTGCAGCAGTTAATGCACTACCAATACTTTCAGCCATAGATGCTACATTAATAGACATCTTTAAACCACTATCTTTTACCGTGTCAGATGCTTTTTTAAACTTACTCGCCACTTCAGTAACCTTGAGACCAACAGCTTCCATATTAGCCTCATCGAGTTTGACTTGATAGTTTAGGTCTAAATCTTGACCCATTATATTATCAATAGCTTGTTTAGCTATCATAGCATCCTCAACAGCATTCTCTATATCTAATAGTTCTAGTTCTTGTTCAGAAGGTGGTTCTATTGTAGTTGCAGCTTGTTCGGGGGTTGCATACGCCCCGCTCATAATTTTTTCTAACTGATTCGCTTGTTCTTGAAGTAATGTATTAGTTTTAGCTAGTGCATCTTGCTTTGCTTGTTCTTCTTCTTGTACAACCTTACTAGCTGATTGAGCTGAAAGAATGGTAAATTTATTAAAATCACCAACCGATAGAATTACATTCTTAATGGTTTCAAAAAAACCTGTTCTAATACCTGTTGCTGCTTCTTGTAGATTCTGCAACGTAACAGTTAAAACCGTAATTGCTGCCGCAATAAGTTTTAATGGTCCAGGAATAGGTGATAATGCTGTATTAAGCATATTGAATCCTACCGTAAGTTTAGGTAAAATAGTACCCGCCACATATAATGCCGGACCGACTAGTGATGCTAACCCTGCGGTAAATACAATGATTCTTTTAGTTGAATCATCAAGTCCTTTAAATTGTCGAATAACTTCATTCGCCTTTGTAACTAACTTGGTAAAAAAGGGTAGTATAATATTACCTAAATCAGCACCTAGTTCTTTAAGACCTTGTGTAAATTGTCTTGTCTGATTTGCTGCACTATCTCCAGTTCTAGCAAAATCACCGTGAGCGTTTGAGGTAGCGTTCATTACAAATTGATACCTTAACAACACTTTTTCGGCTTGACTAAAGTCTTTTAAGTTTTTAGTAATCCCTTGTGATAAAGCGAATTGTTTTAAGTTAGCCTCGGTCATTACAACCCCAAGGCGTTTTAGTGATTCTGTTTCGCCAGTAAAAACTCCGGATAATGCAGTAGTTACTTCTTCAATATTAATATCTTTAAATGAAGCAAGGTCACCGGCTAGTCCAACAAGGCTTGTAGATAATGATGCTGCATCTGATCGACTAACACCCATAGCTGTACTCATATCACCAAAAGTCGCAGCCATATCTAAAGCTGTACTTTCAGCAATACCAAATGATTCTAGGCTGTTTTGTGCAAACGCTTTTACTTCTTCTGAAGATTTACCAAAGGAAACTTCTACTTTATTCATAGATTCTTCCATACTACTAGCAAACTTAATTGCAGCAGCTCCTGCACCCGCTAATGGTAGGGTAACAAATTTGGTCATGCTAGACCCAACACTTTTTAGCTTCGGTGATAGTTTATTTAAAGATGATTCCGCCTTTTTTAAGGCATCTTGAAGTTGCTTGGAATCCCCTTTAAGTAATACTCTTATTATATTATCCGGCATTGGCTATAATTTGAGGTAAAAATACAAAAAATCTAACCCTTGCCTTTTTCGGCATCTATCGCATCAACTCTAGCTTTGAACGCTTCGAATTGCTCTTTAGTCGATCTTGGTTTGCCTCGTTCTAAATAAATATCTTGTGGTAGCGGAAATAACTTGTCGGGTTGAACCATTTGATTCTTCTTACCTACATTAACATTGATAAGCATAGAGGCAAGATATCTCACTTGTTCCCATTCAACATTAAGGCGAATCATATAAGACTCGCCTAATAATTGATTTTCTTTCCAAGTGTTATTCCAAAACTCGTTCGGTTTTAAGCCAACCTGACCAATGTAGTAATCGAGCAAAGAATCCCAGTCAAGTCGGCTATTTACTTTCCCTGCTTGGTGGTCTTTTTTACATTACGCTGAATCCCCATATTAAGGTCATTACCTAATATTTTAGACTCAAACATAGCCTCGATGATGTCTTGTAGCTTTTCAGCATCTACATCCTCTAACCAAGCACCAACTTTAAACTCGTTGTACTCTATCTCATTCCCTTCTTCTTGGTCGTGGGCGAGAAGTGCTGAATAGATAACTGCTCTAATAAGTGAAATGGAAATTCCCTTTTCAAAGGCACTACCAATTTGCTCAAGTGATATCCCAAGCATATCGGTAAAGTTTGCCCAAAAGTTCATTGAAAAATGCATAGTGCGGTTCTTACCGCCTAGCTTAATAGTGTAGTAGCCTCGTTTCCTTGTTGCCATATAAAATATATATTAGGCGTAGAATCCCCTAAACTCTACGCCTTTGTTAATTTACTAGTTAGTTGCTGAAGAAATAGCACCCGTGATAGTAATTTCACCATCAAAGGTTACTGGTGATTCTGCATCTGCACTTATGCTTGATGCTGAAATAAAACCTTCACCGCTATAAACCGTGTCACCCGTAGTTGCTGTTCCAAAAGACCAATCAACTTTAGTACGACCCGTAATATAGCCAATGATTTCATCTACGTTAGCACTACTTTCGTGATTTACTAAACCTTCAAATGAAATTGTACCACCTCGAACTCCCGAGATAACTTCCGTATATCCACTTGAATCTTTAGTAGTTACTTCCGGTAGGTCGTGCGTAAGGCTCATTGAGCAAGTTGTAGTATGCCCTAAAGCGACTAGTGTTCCACCATCTGCGATCACTTTTACAAGCAAGTTTGTACCGTTAAATACCGCCATTTTATTGAGTTATTTATGTTCCTAAAATTTTATTCAAATATACAAATAAAAAAATTACACATTTTCCCAGTCCTTATTGAGCAGCTCCCATTGTGTAAAGATAGTATCCCATGTCAAGGCTTCGGTAGCATCGGTGATTGAATATGCACTAGTTAATTTAATCTCTACCTCATAAGAAGATGCTGTTTCTGATTCTGCTGTTTCGGTGACAGAAGTAATAAATCCTGTACCTCTTATTATCAAGGTTTCATTTGCGGGATTCTTAAAATAGAAATCTGCTTGTTCCCTTGTTATTAGCATTGACTCTAACTCGTTAAAGTTTAAAGCATCTGAATAGCTTGATAAACCTTCTGACTTTATAGAACCACCACGAACGCCCGACAAAAACTCTTGCCAACCTTGACTATCCTTATTGGTTATGTCAATTAGGTTATGGTCAAAATTAATAACGGTGCTAGTCGAATGACCTAACACCGTTGTTTCTTTAGCTAATAAAAAGGATGTAGCATTAACTATTGCCATAGCTAATTCACTTCTTCAACATCTACAACTTCGATATTTTCAACAGACTCATCTTCAATAGGCGTAAAATCGCCAGTCTTTAAATCAATCTGAATTTTGCCATGCTTTTCTTCTAATTCTTTTGTGATTGCATCTTGTTCAGCTTGAACTTGTGCGAAGGCGTGAAGTAAAGCGTGCTTTTGAAGTTCTAAACCACCAAGTTCCCCTTGAATCTTGGCTTTGTTTTCTTGTTGTTGTTGAAGGTTTTCAAGAATCCCTTCTTCGATCTTGTTTGCCATTATAAAAAATTATTTTTGTAAAGTTAAACAATTTGTTTATTGAAAAGTCGTAAAGAATTATTCAGGAACGCTTAAAGTTAACTTTGTAGGTGTAACCTTTTCTGCTATTTGTGCATCTAGGCTAGACTGCATTTCTGAAACGTCTAAAAGTGGTTCAATCCAAGCTATAATGTCTGCTTGAACTAAATCATCAAATGCCGTAAAGCTATCTGCATTAGGTTCATCTACTGTTTGCGTTCCGATAATAGAAGCGTTGTTTTCGTTTGCATCTTCAGCGATATACGACCAGTGTACATTGTAAACGACTTTTTCAAGATCGCCTACCTGTGTGTGTGCATCAACTGCGTTAATTTTAAATGTGTAAGTGTTTGCCATTTTTTATGAATTTATTTGTGCTTTTAATTGTTCTATTTCTGCTTTTAATTCTTGTATTGCACCTACAAGTAAAGGTACTAATTTTGATTGGTCAATACCTTGATATCTTGGATTGCCTTCTTCATCTACTCCATCCTTTACTCCATCAATAGCTTCAGGAACAATATCTTGTACTTCGTGCGCCAAGAATCCATCTACGGTTGGCGTTTCACCTATGAAGTTGAAGCGACAAGGATTAAGTGCGTTTACTCTATCTAACGCTCCAGTCATCGCCACTACGTTTTCTTTTAGTCGGTAATCCGAAGAAGTATTGTATTGAACCGTAGAAGTTCCGTTGTGGTTTATTCTACCTGCAACACCACCTGTTGAATTTTGGAACTCTATATATGCACCACCAAGCGTTGTGCTAGTATCTTTTAAATCAACAACACTATCTCCTAAACCAATACTTTTGTGTACGGTTAATTTTGTTGTTGACGAAGTAGTTCCTATTCCTACTCCAGTATTATCAATAGTCGCTCTAAATGAACCATTGGTATAAAAATCTATTTTATCAGAAGAATCATAACCAATAATTTTTGTTTGGTCGCTTGTATCTCCAAAATGTAACACACCTGCATCATTGTTAGTGTTGATTTTTACATCACCACTAACCACCAATTTTTCATTAGGCGAAGTAGTTCCGATTCCTACATTTGCTCCTGAACCAGTACCATAAACGGTCATTCCAGTAAGTATGTTACCACTTGTTGATTTAACCTTAAAATCAAGCGAACTACGAACGCCACTTAATGCATTTGCATAAGCATCAATACTTGCATATTCAGTAGGTGAACCATTATAATCGGCATCAAATTGAATGCTTCCTAAAGAATCTCCAGCGGATAAATTTGTTCCGCCCCTTGAAATGGTAACTATGCTTTCACCAATTTCTTGGTTAATATGAAGTCCAGTAGCAGGCGAAGAAGTTCCAATTCCTAGTCCAGTAGCATTCAATCGCATTACTTCAGAACCGCTATTGTACCACAAATATTGGCAACTAGAACCTGATTTAAATCTTATACCCTCAATAAGCGAAGTGCCTGTTGCTCCAATTTCAATAATATCGTCAGTTCCCTTACCTATTAACCTTCTTAAATACGCACCATCTTGGGTGTATATGTAATCGCCTTCTTGAATTACAAGACCTGCATTAGAAACCGTATCTGTACCTGCATCATAGCTTCCACCCCTTGAGCCAATAGC